GCACAAGAAGTTGAAGCTGTTTTACCAGAGCTTATAGTAGAATCGCCTGAAGACGGACTTAAGTCTGTGGCTTACTCAGAACTAACAGCTGTGTTAATAAATGCAATAAAAGAACAACAAGAAATTATAGAAGATTTAAAAACAAGAGTAAAACAATTAGAAATTAATAATTAAACAAAAACAAATGGCAATTACTTACAAATGGGATATCCCACAAATGAACGCTCACATCCAAGCAGAGGGTGAAGACAATGTAATCTACACAGTACACTGGAGATACACCGGTTCTGAAGAATCAGGAGGTAAAGATTATTCATCAACACAAATTGGAACACAAAGTTATACTTATACAGCTGGAGATCCTTTTGTACCTTACGCAAATACTGAAGCTTTTGAAGCTATAGTTATTGGATGGTTAGAAGGATCATTAGATGTAGATGCAATGAAAGCTAGCATAGCTGCAGCTATAGCAGTTGAGATAGCTCCAGTAAACGAAGACTTGTATTTTACATGGATGAATCCAACTCCTCCAGTGCCACCACTTAATGACGAGGAATAACACGTAATAATAAAACCATAACCTGCTCGGGGTAGAGCAAACCTAATGTCAAATTAAACCAAAACCAAATGACACTATTTTACCAGACTAATTCGTGGGGTAGTCAGCCACAACCAACTGAGGACAGAACAAGTCTTTGGAAACACATTGCTAATAAAAAGAATTGGCGTATTGTGGAATTAATAAACGGTTACTTTCAAACAGAATATCAAGATGAAAACGATTTTGATAGATGGCATGATGTAACTAGAAGGGAAGATCTTAAAGATGCTGAAGAAGCAATAGATCAAACTGTTAAGCATTACGCAAAAAAAGTCGAATTTCTTAACGGGCCAAAAGTAGTAAAAACATTTAAATAAAATAATCAAATTAAATCTAATTAAATGCAATATAATAATCCTAGTGAGATAGTTAAAACTCTTACATTCGGAAAAGAAGCGAATGACCAAATAATAGCAGGTGTCGAAAAGTTAGCAAACGCAGTAAAGTCCACATTAGGGGCTTCAGGAAAATGCGTAATTTACGAAGACTCTGCAGGAAAACCGGTAATTACAAAAGACGGAGTAACCGTTGCAGAAAGCGTAGTCTTATTACATCCGGTTGAGAATATAGGAGCGACCCTTATAAAGCAAGCAGCAAGAAACACTGTAAGAGAAGCAGGTGACGGTACAACAACATCTACCGTCCTTGCTAACTCTTTATTAAAGATTACAAACAAACATTTAAATGAAGAAAAAGTTAGAGAACTTAAAGCAGGCATTATTAGCGGTGCTGACAAAGTTAAAATATATCTTGATAAAACCAGTACTGTTGTTAAAGGCGCGATGTTACAAAACGTCGCTATCATTAGCTGCAATAACGATAAAGAACTTGGAACCAAAATTGGCCAAGCTTATGAGCAAGTTGGAAAGAATGGAGTTGTATTAATGGAAGAATCCGAAACGAATGAAACTTATGTTGATTTTGTTGAGGGTGTACAATTTGATAGTGGATTAAAGTCTACTCATTTAATAACAGACAAAGACAAGCATACAGCTGTTTTAGACAATCCTTACGTGCTTATTGTTTCTTCTCCTATTCCTAATATAAGAAAGATACAAAGTATCTTAGAACACGTTATAAAGGAAAAAAGAAGTTTACTTATAGTTGCAGATATGGAACAACAACCATATGCTACATTATTATCAAATAAGGTAAAAGGAAATATAAAAGTAAACATTGTAGATGTACCAGGTTTTGGATTAACAAGACAAGATACTATGGATGATTTAGCTATTCTTACCGGAGCCATTATAATGAACGAAGAATTAGGTGATGATTTAGATTTAATTAATCCTGAGGTATTAGGTAGCGTTAAGAAATCTGTTACAGATGAAAAGTCTACAGTATTACAAATTGAAGCTTCTGATGATGTTACTGAACGAATAGCTGAAGTAACTAAAAGTATAGAGAATGAAAATAATCCATTCTTTAAAAAGAAATTAGAACAACGCTTATCAATGCTATCTGGACAAGTTGGCATTATATATGTAGGAGCTGATACAGAAATAGAATTAAAAGAAAAGAAAGATAGAGTAGAGGATGCAATTCATGCAACCAAAGCGGCTTACAAAGAAGGTATTGTTGCAGGAGGTGGAGTTGCTTTATTAAATGCTGCCATGTCTATTAAGCCAAAAAACAAAGGAGAAGAGATTCTTTTGGAATCAATTAAATCGCCTTATTATACTATCTTAGATAATGCGGGTATTGTTGAGATTAAAAAACAAACCATAAAGAATAGAGGTATTGATGTTAAGACTGGCAAAGAAGTTAATATGATTAAAGCCGGTATTATAGATCCAGTATTAGTTACTAAGTCTGCTCTTAAAAATGCAGTGAGTGTAGTAACAACTATTGTATCTGCCGATTGTGTAATTAGTAATAAAAGATTAGCATAATGCAAGCAATCAATTATTTTTTAATTATAGAAAAGATCAAAGAAGCTCCGAAGAAAGTAGGAGGTATTGAATTGACAGAAAAGCAAGATAGCGACGTTAGATATTTAAAAGCTAATGTAATTAGTGTAGGAGATAAGATTGAAGGCATTAAACCCGGTGCTTCTATAAGGTACGATAAACACGCAGGTCACGGAATAGAATGGAATGACAAGCTTTATTATGTTATTAAAGTTAGCGATGTAGTTATTGTAGAATGAGGTTAACGCCTACAGATCTAAGAGAAATAAATTTATTTAAGTATTACAGGCTTGTCAGACGATGGGCTTGTAAAACTTATAATTTAAAAGATGCAGACTTAGAGCTGTTAGTTTATTTAGACTGCAAAGAATTTTTTACTCGCAATGATTTTGTAAACGGTATATACACATATACCTGGGATAAAAACAGATGGGAAAGATTAAGAAGAAAAGGATGGATCGATGTATTTAAAGAACGTAATAGAACTACTTCTAAATATGCGGTATATAAAGTTTCTTTAAAAGGTAAACATTTAATAAGTAGAATATATAGAATATTATTAGCGGAAGAAGATTTACCTACATCGGCTAGAAGTGTTTTTTATAACAATAAAACATATACAGACAAAGTTTTTAACAAGGCTATTGATGATATGATAAGAGATAAAGATAGATAATGGATTTTAAATTAAAAGATTTTTCAGAACTTGTTGGTATAGACAAAGAAACTTCTACATATAGTACTCCTGTATTTAAAAAAGACTTGGATGGAACTATAATGGGTGAAGCTAATAATGATGGAACAATCTTTATTGACAAATCATTAAAAGGTAAAGACAAGACAGAAGCAGTTGAACATGAAAAAGTTCATTTAGATCAAATGGCTCAAGGTAAACTTCAGTACACTAATGACACTGTTACCTGGAAAAAAGATACGAAATCACCGCCTAGAGTATATAAAAGAGAAGGTGGAATGTTAATAGACGAAAAAACAGGTGAAAGCGCAGAAGAAGGTGGTGCTTTTGAATGGGAAGACGAAGCATATAATAAAAAATAATATGGCAATAAACTCACAAATTAAAGCAAGATCCATAACTAGCAAAGCATCAAGTGCTTGTAAAATAAATATGGGATTAGTAAACGGGGAAAACATGATGCGCAATCATTCCGATCATAAAAATTATGCAGCTTTAACTGCAAAGAAATTTGATATTGGAGGTGGAGACACAACAATAGATAGGGAAATAACAATAGGTACTGGTACAGAAAGCCCTGAAGACAAAGCTAAACGCGAAGCCGCAGAAAAAGCAGCAGCAGCAGCAGCAGAAGCAGCAAAAGAAAAAAAGAAGCAAGAAGATCAAAAAATAACTATAAAAGAATAACTAAATGAACTTACCTATAACTAGCAGAATAAAGCGAAGCCCTTTATTGATCGACCCTAATGAAAAAAATAAAACTGAAGTTGCGGTGAAGACGAAGACTTCTACAACTCCTGATACAGAAGAAACTATAACAACTACAAAGGAAGATCCAAACTTAACATCGTTTAAAGACAAGTGTGGAAAATTTGGAGGTAAAAATTCCGAAACTGCAGCAAAGGCCGGTTGTGTATGGTCTGATGATGCTAAAGATCCTGAGGATATAACAACTACTGAAACTAAAATAGTGCCAGGTGAAAAAGTTACTACTAAAGGTAATAATTATTCTAAGCAAACTCAAACTAGATTAGGTCCTGCTGATATTTTAAGAAATCAAAGAAGCAACAAAAGATCTAGTAAGTACGTTAGACAGTCTCAGGATGACATGGACAAGTACGATAGAAAAATGTCTAAGTATGGTGCAAGAAATGCTGAGGGAGTGTTTGTCGCAAGAGAAGGATTAAGTAGCTATCAAAAGAAAAGACTTGGAAAGCATACATCCAGATATAATGAATCTAAAAACAATAATACAAATGCTAAAAATTCAGCAAGTAGAGTTACTGAAAGTCAAGCGTCTGGAAAAGTAATAGGTGGAAGTATAAGAAGATCAGATGATCGTATAAATTCAATGGGTGATTACTCCAATGAGGAGCAAGATAAAATGAATGCGGACAACGCTGCGGCTTCTGCTGAAGCTAAAGCAAATACACCTGATATAACTGTTGGCAATGGAACGAAATCTAAATCCGCAGATAGTGCAGTAGAAGTTACTGATAGCGCTCCTCCTGTTGCGCCATTAGGAACTGAAAAAGTGGAACAAGGAGTTAAAAAAGTTGATACTACGTATAAAGAAGCTGGTGCTCCTAAAATGAAAAAAGATTCTCCTTATAGAATGATGGGCAATAACCCTGTATCATCTAATAGAGTTAAGTCTAAACAAAACTTTACTAAATCGCCTTATCAAATGAGAGGCTCAATGTTTAAAAAATAAATATGAAGTCAGCACCCGTAAAAATAAAAAACGCAGCATACGAAAAATCAAATCGTAAAATGCGTAAAGAAAACCCGGGAATGGGTGAAAGATTAACAAGTGGTACTAATTCTAGAAGAGTAAGTTTTGCTTGCCGATTTGCAGGAATGGCCGGAGCTATGAAAGATAGTAAAGGTGAACCAACAAGAAAAGCTATGGCTTTAAAGAAATGGGGTTTTGGTAGCGTTGGCGCTGCTTCAAGCTTTTGTAATAAAAATAAAAAGAGTTAAAATGAAATCAAGAGGGCTAGGAGATACAGTGGAAAAAATAACTAAAGCTACAGGTATAAAAACTGTTGTGGATTTGGTATCAAAAGGATTAAACATTCCATGTGGCTGCGATGCTCGACGTGATTTATTAAATAAAACAGTACCATATAAAAACTAAAAACAATGGGGAAACCAGGACCAGTACAAACGCCTATAACAGCGCGTATTAAAAGAACAACACAAGGAGGAATGACTACACAGCCGCTATTAAATATGGGCGCACCTGTAAAAATGAAGCGAACTCCCGCTAAAAAATCATTAGTAGGTAATCAAGATCAATTACCCGCAAACCTTCAAGCAGACATATTAGCTGCTCCAGGAAAAATGTATGATAGATCGCCAGGGAAAATGTATGATAGATCGCCAGCTCAAATTTCAGTTGGTAAGAAAGACGAGGCTTCACAAAAAGCTATTAGAGAAGGTCTTCGCGATCAAAAAATTGATGGCTATGTAAATGATTCTGCTTTTAATGATTCTAATATGGATGGCACTATGGCATCTAGAGCTGTAAAAGGATTATATAGAATGGGTAAAAGAGCGGTAATGCGTGCTGGCGGACCGGCTGGTAGTGCGATGGCTAATATATCTCAAGCAAAAGATAATTTGCAAGATAAGCATGATTACAATAATAATCATTACGTAAAGTTTAAAGGTGACAATCCAAGCTTGTTTACAGGTAATGATGACAAGAAGTTACCAGATGGTGGGGGTGGTAAAAAACCAGTGAACAAGAAAAAAGTTTCATACGATACTGCTTATAAAAATAGAGATAAGAAAGTTTACGGAGGTATGGATAAAGCTGCTTATACTAAAGAGGCTAAACGTCAAAATGCTAATTTTAAGAAAACAGGTAAGTGGGATGTTAAATCTAGTTACGCTAAAAAAGCAGTTGCTAAACCAGTAAATGAAATTAAACCAACTGGTGTTACAAATAAAAAAGTTGAAATTACAACTAAATTAGATCCTAAGGTAATAAAGAAACAAGTTTCTAAAGTTAATAAAACTCCTAAAGAAACTTCATCTAGAGCCGCTAAGTTAAGAGCTAAAGGTAATGCTCAATTAGCAGCAGGTGACACAAAAGGAGCTCAAAGAACAAGAAAAAAATACGATAGAAAGAACGCGAAGGTTGCTAGAAAAACTAAAAAAGGTACTAATAGAGTAGAGTATGACGAAAGTACTGGTAAAGGTGGAAGTGTATTAGGTAATGCACTTAGAACTGTTACAGGTAAAAGAAAAAGAGATAAAGCTGCAGCAGACAGAAGAAAGAATGCTCCAGGAGGAAGCATGATTTAAATGAAAAAGTTATTTGCATGGCTTACAGGTAGCGTTGTCAAAGAAATTGGTAACGCTATCGACAAGCTTACAACTACAAAAGAGGAAAAGCTTATTATTAAAAAGCAAGTTCTAGAAATATTAGAGAAGGCTGATACCAATGCGCAAGAACAGGTAACAGATCGTTGGATGGCGGATATGAATTCAGATAGTTACTTATCGAAAAACATTCGTCCTATGATACTTATATATATAACTTTTATATTTACAGCATTAGCTTTTACAGATGGGAACATTGGAGAGTTTCAAGTAGCAAAAGAATATATACCTATATTTCAAACTTTGTTAGTTACCGTTTACGGTGCTTATTTTGTTGGAAGAACATGGGAAAAAGCAACAAAAATAAATAAAAATAAATAACAATTATGAAAACAAGTGGAAATTTCTATAACAACGATAGAATACTTAGCGCTAAAGCTATTACACCAAGTGCTACTATAAATGCAACAACAAAACTTAATAAAGCATCTTTATATGTAGGAACAACTGGTAATGTTAAAGCTATTATGTCTACAACATTAGGAGGTCTTACAACTGCATTAGCAGTAACTTCAAATGGATTAACTTATATTACAGCCAATGGGGTAGCTACAATAAGCGACGATGCTTCTGCAGCTTCAGGATTAACTGTAAATACAAGTATTCCAGTACCAACAACAAACGCTATAGTAGCAGGATCAGGATATACTGTGTCTGCTTTTACAGTAACAGGAGGTAGTGGTACAGGTTTAAGTGGAACTATAGATAGTGTAAATGCTGGTGCAATTACAGGATTTACTATATTGCAAGGTGGATTAGGATACAAAGTAGGTGATGTATTAACAATAGTTTCAGGAGATGGTATTAGTGGGGTGATATCTTTATCATCGGCACCTAATAGTGTTATGACAGTAACAGTAGCAGTGGCAGGAACAGGATATAAAGCAGGTGAAACTGTTTCATTAGCTGGGGGCGACGGATTAGCTGTGCTTACTATTACAAGTGTAAACAATACTCCTATAGCTTCTCAAGCTGTTGAATTTATAGGTGTTCAAGCAGGAACGTACCTACCTGTAGTAGTGGATTACGTATTGCCGGCAACAGCTACGGCGGCAGGATCATTACTAGCAACGTATTAAGAATTAGTAAAAACAAGTAACTATATAGTTATTAATAACGACTTAAATCAAATCGAAATGTCAAAAATTAAATTAAACGAAGAAGAGTTAAAAGGATTGCAAGAAGCTATCCAAAAAGTAAACAATTTTCAAATGCAAATTGGAGGTTTAGAAACACAAAAGCATCAAATATTAAGTATGATATTAGAGGCTAATGCTGCTTTACAAACAATTCAAAAAGAATTAGAAGAAACTTACGGAAAAGTTCAAGTAGATGTTACTACTGGCGAAATTACTGAATCTGATGAAGAACATAGTCAGGAAGATTAGTATCGGTAAAGACTATAAGAATGATGCCATGCACTACGCTGTTGGACAGGAAGTGTATGGTGGTCATATTATAAAGAATATAATTGAAGAAGAAAATAAGTACTCAATTTATATTGAAAAAAATAGTGAACTAATGCCTTGGAAAGATTTTAATAAAAACATGGCGATTGCGGTTGAATATGATTTGCAATATTAATGAAAGCTATATACGAATTTGTAGTAGAACCTATAGGGGAAAGATATAACAATGCAATAGAAATAGAAGGCAAAGAACTTTTGCTAAATACTGAAATGCAAAATCATAGTTATTCAAATAGGCAAGCTAAAGTTTTAGCAATACCTACAGGAATAGCTACAGATATAAAAGTAGGGGATGAGGTGCTTATTCACCATAATGTTTTTAGACGTTTTAGAAACATTAGAGGAGACGAAGTAAACAGCAGGTCCTATTATAAAGACAACATATACTTTGCAAGCGAAGATCAAATATACGCTTATAATAGAATAGATAAAAGTTGTGGTTGTAATTCTTGGAAGGCTTGTATAGGATATAACTTTGTTAAGCCTATTAAAGAAACTAAAATGTTTTCTAATGATATAGAAAAACCTGGGATAGGTATTTTGTATTTAAAAGATGCAGAGCTACAAGGAGTAGCGGAACAAGATTTAATCGGGTTTAGGCCCGGGGCAGAATACGAATTCATTGTAAATGGACATAGAGTATTCAGAGTACCCACTAATTCAATTACAATCAAATATGAATATCAAGGAAACGAAGAAGAATATAATCCTGGCTGGACACAAAGCAGTTGAAGAACTTATTAAAGTAGCTAAGGAGGCTATTGTTGATTCAGGAGAAGATATTACAGCGGATAGATTAAAGAATGCAGCGGCAACTAAAAAGCTAGCTATATTTGATGCGTTCGAAATTCTTAACAGAATACAAGAGGAGCAAGATATTCTTGATGAAAAACCTAGAGAAATAAAAGAAGAAGAGTCTTTCAAAGGTTTTGCTGAAAAAAGATCTAAATAATGTACAAACAAACATTATATAAAATAATAACTCCTGTCAAATCAAACACTATATCTAGGCTAAATAAAGCTAAGAAGTGGGAATATGGTTATAACAAAGAACACGATATTGTGGTTATAAGCAAGACAGGACAAATAGGTGATATATATAATATACAAAATCTTAAAATAGCATTACCTAAAAGACCATCTAAAATAGATGATTCTACTAACAAGTGGACACCAGAAGAATATCCTAAAGAGTTAAAGGCTATTAATAGCATATTTGACTGGAGGGATTATCCTGAAACGTTCAAATTAAAATGGGGACAATACATAGATGAGCAATTTAATAAAAGAGAAAACGGTTACTGGTTCAATAATAAGGGCTTGGGTACTTACATTACTGGTACTCACTTTATGTACCTGCAGTGGTCCAAGATTGATGTTGGGCAACCAGACTTTAGAGAATCAAATAGATTATTCTACATTTTCTGGGAAGCTTGTAAAGCAGACAGACGATGTTATGGTATGTCATATCTCAAGAATAGACGTAGCGGCTTTTCATTCATGGCGTCTGGCGAGACCGTTAATATGGCCACGATATCAAGTGATGCACGGTTTGGGATTTTGTCCAAATCTGGCGCCGATGCGAAAAAAATGTTCACTGATAAGGTTGTACCCATTAGTGTTAACTTCCCGTTTTTCTTTAAACCAGTACAGGATGGGATGGACCGCCCAAAGACCGAACTCGCCTATCGTGTACCCGCATCAAAATTTACCAGGAGGAGACTCGATAATAATAAAGCCACTGAAACCATCGCCGGTCTGGACACGACCATCGACTGGAAGAACACGGGTGATAACGCCTATGATGGGGAGAAACTCAAACTCCTCGTCCACGACGAAAGTGGTAAATGGGAAAGGCCGAACAACATCCTCAACAATTGGCGTGTTACCAAAACGACATTAAGATTAGGTTCTAGAATTATTGGAAAGTGTATGATGGGATCAACATCAAATGCTTTAGATAAAGGTGGTTCAAATTTTAAAAAGTTATATAACAATTCAAACGTATTAAAAAGAAACAAGAACGGGCAAACAGCTTCAGGATTATATTCTCTTTTTATTCCTATGGAATGGAATTATGAAGGATTTATTGATGAATATGGATATCCTGTTTTTGATACACCTAAAGACACTGTT